TGAAGGAGAAGAATGCTTTACCAAGTGGTCCAAGCAGGTAGTCGTCTACGTTCTTGATAACTGTACGGATAGAACCGTTAGCAGCTGACATGAGCATAGAGATACCACTTGCTGTACGACCAACACCTGATACACCAGTCTGACCATGGGAGAAGCTAGGGAGACCTGTTGACTCATCCGCAAGTACACGAGCCTTATCAAACATCTGCATGTTCTCGTTGGATACGTTAGGGAACGATGTACCAAAGATAGCCTGACCAGGAGCACCCCCTTGACGACGGAAGACCTTACCGGGGTATACCTCAAGGTCTTGACCAGGTACAAGGTTATTCTCGTCTACCTCGATAAGGAGGTTCCCTGAGAGTGCAGCGTTGTCAACAGCCATACGCATAAAGCCGTTCATAAGCGTCTGTGTGTCGTCCATGTTCTCAGCAAGACCTACACCGAAGAAGGAGTAAGGGTTTACTTCGTAAGGTACGGCGTAGTAAGGAATGATCTGTGGGTTAAATGGGTTCATAACCAAACGGAGAACTTGACCGTTACAGATCCATACGTTTACGTTGAGTTGATCAACCTTACGGAGTTCACGTGGGATGTCCACTTGGTACTCTTCTAGAATCTCACGGTCAACGTAACCCCAGAACTCAAGAACCTCGAAGCGCTCAGTAGCTGTCTCAGAGCTATCGTCTTCCATCGCCTGTTCCCACCACTCTTTAGTGTAGGACGCACCGTTAGTCAACGCCATATCAATAGCATTGTCACGGAAGAAGGGACGCTTCTTAAGATTACGGAGTTGTGAACGAGACATCTTGTGACGCTCTACCGCGTACTCAGCTTCATCCATGTTGTTAGCGTCTGGGTCAGGATAGAAGTTCCAGATAGACACAGAGTCACACGAAGGCATTGTCTTAATACGGGGCTTGTAGTTACCCTCTTCGTCCCAGTGTGGGTATTCTTTATCTACTGCAAAAGGACCCTTCATGATACCAGTACCGAACAAAGCACACTCAAATGCTGCTGTACGGAGCTTCTTAGAGGCGTTAGACTCCTCCAACTGGTCGTGGATCTTCTTTTCCATCTTCTTAGCGGCTACCATAGCCGGATATACAGTGATTTCAGTCGCTGTTTTACCAGGACCTTCCTTCAACGTGTCCATAACCGGCTCTAGTTGGGCTCGCATAGCGCCAAGACGCTCTTTAAGGTCGGTAACTGTCTCACCCGGACGTAGTTTAGTGTCCTCTGGCGACAACTGAGGGCCTTTTGCCTTCTTCATCTCGTCATTCGACTCAAAATGAGCTGATTCTACGATACCTTCTGGCAATGAGGTAGGGTCTACTGAGATTGGGAACTTGTTATTACCAAAAAGGACCTCTACAAGCTGCCCGTAGGCTGCAAGAACCTTTGTTTTGGTAACTTTAACGAAGATACGGGACTTCTCAGAGGATGTGAACTGCACATCAGGCCCGTAAAGGCCTCGGTAGTTGCGGTAAGCACGTACCCAGCGCTGTTCGTCTGTGTAACGGGCTGTCTCGGCTTTGCGGAACCGCTCTTCTACGAAGGAAACAACTGCACCTACGGGTTCATCTGTGTGAGAACCTTCTTTGATATCCTCTACAAAAGAAGAATCAGACTCCTCCATGTTGTGTTCGATCTCAGTGGCGTCTGTTTCAAAGTTATCCATGTCTATTCCTTGTGAGTCTTAGTAACCGAAGACGGAGTCGGCGGCCTGAAAGCCTGACCGGTTGGCATTAGGGTCGTAGTCAAACAGACTACTGCGAGGTCTTGTCATCAGACCGTACCTCAGAGCATCGTAACCGTGGTCAATGGGGCTCTTTGTATCTACATCTTCTGGATTATTCTTATCAAGAGGAAGAGATGGAAGTTCGGAGATGATGTTACGGCAGGTGTTAAAGAATACTAGTCTTGGTTCTTCTGTAAACTCGTCCACCTGTAGGCGACGGTGTAGTTCGTTCTTACCTGCGATACGAGAACCTTTGGAGCGGTCCGATGGCCTCCAGCGACAACCCTTCATGATCATCTGCTCAGCTAGAGAAGGACCGGTGTCACCCCTGTTATGCCAGAGTGAGCTATCGAGCACACCGTAGCGTATCTTATCACCTTCCTCAGCCTCGAGAATCATCTCTGCCAAGTCTACAGCTGTCACCTTGCTGCAGTAAAGCTCCCGGTAGATTACGATCTGCTCAGAAGGTGTTACAGCAAACCAGAGAACTGCTGTCATCGAACCGTAACCGTAGTCACAAGCTCTGAACTTAGGCCAACTGTTTGGTATTTCGTATGGCTCGATTACATGCTTCAATGTACTGAACTCGGAGAAGGCTGAACCTTCAGAGATACTCCAGTCACCATCTAGAAGTTGACGACGTTGGTGTTCAGGCATCGAGAGTAGGTTAGCCTCGTACATACCGTCTTCTGATAGGTACGGGTTGTTAAACAGGTTAGCTGGGATGAACCTACGCTTAAAGAGAGGTTGACCCTCCCTTGAGTGACCCTTAGGCCATGCGATAACTTGACCGTGTTCATCTGTAGCGTGGAAACTAGTATTAGCTGGCGATGGGTCGATAAACATCTTCTTAACCCAGAAGTGGCCAGGGCCACCAGGGTTTGTTGTTGCCCTCATGTACAGGGGTAGGCCTGAAGCACTAGTTGTACGTAGACGAGAACGCATATAGTTCCAAGCAAAAGGAGAAGGCCACTGTGTAAGTTCATCGAGACCGATCCAGTTGAAAGCCTGACCTTGGTAACGCATAACGTCATCATCACGGTCAAGGTACGACATCCAGAGAGTAGCACCACTAGGGGCTACCCAAGTCTTATCTCTCTCCAGGAACTTGATACCTGGGATAGCCCGGGGGTAAAGCTGCTTAGATACTGAGATAAGTTCACGTAGTTCCTCAGTTGATCGACGGACAAGAAGGCCACGAGACTGAGGGTTGTTAAAGTAACGTACAGGGTCAGCAACCATTGCGTAGGACTTACCACCACCAGCGGCACCACCATACAAAACTTCTTGCTCACTAGCGGCTAGGAAGTCTGTCTGAGGACCTTCGTTAGGTTGGAAGATAATGTCCTGTGCAGCCTCGACGTCGATATCAGCTGGCTTAGCTCTCGCTGGAACCGTCAGAGGAGTCACCTCCTCCGTCTTCACTGTCTCTAAGACTTCTGGTACCTGAACCACCGATTCTTTCTTCTTCGAGCTTACGTGCCGTTTCTGCGGCTTCTTTCGCACGTCTTTCATAGCTTCGATAGGAGTTGGCTTGGTTACGCCTTTGTTCTTCGATTGAGACACGTTTATGTAATCCTACATGTGAGATATAGCGGCCTGAGTTCTCAGAGAGCCACCTAGCTACCATACGGAGGCTATACTCCGCTAGGTACCTCTTGGCTTGCTCGAGCATCTCTAGCTCACTTGGGATTGGTTGGAGAATGTTAGGATCATCTGGATCCTGTTCGTACCCGAAAGGAACATGTCTTCCAACACGTACAACTGGGTACCACTCCCCGTCCAACCCCTGTTTAGGGAGCTTCCACGATTGACCACTAACTTTGGCCTTAAAGGAGGGTGCTTGTTTTCTAGCCATCTTATATCACACACACATTAGTTTGTCAAGTTATTACTTGGATCTTTTCTTATCAGCAGTCTTTGGCTGCTTACCCTTGCTCTTGTTAGCTTGGATAGCCCTGCCTTGTCTTTCAGCATCTGCTTTAGTCTTGTAGACCTTCCCAGTAGTACCCCACCGGTATCCACCATCCACTTTACGTACTGGCATAACCTATCACCACTTCGCCTTATCAGCCCAGTAGGCTGCAGACATCTTACCTTTGGAGATGTTCTTACCATGCCGAGCTTTAAAGGATGCCCGCTTCTTCTTCATCTTATCTGATTCACCTGCTTTAGGTTTACCAGCTGTCTTAGCACCTTGTTCACCAAAACGAATAGTCTTGATCTTGTCACCTTCTTTAGCAACAACGACATGGGACTTCGTAGGGTGGCTAGGTGTACTCTTAGGTTTGTTGTAACCGGAGACACCTGCACGCTCGAGACGTGAGTCTTTCTTAACAGCCATTAGTCTTGCTCCTTCTTAGAAGGTAGGATAAAGACTGGCTCCCTGCTGGAGACTTCTACCTTCTCTGTCTTAGTAAAACCAGCCCGGTCCATAAGGTCCTTGGCTGCGTTCATCTTCTCTTTAGCACCTAGCATGTCTGTGTCACCCATGACTTTGAACATGGTATAGGCGGCCTTAGTTGAGCTCTGTGCAATGAACTTACGGGTAAGCTCGTAGATCTCATCAGCTAGGGCTGCTGTGACGGAGGAGGTAGGGACGTTGTCCGAGTAACCAGCGAGCTTCTTAGCCTTAAGTGGATCACCCTCTGCTTCTTCGAAAAGCACAGCTAGGAACAACTCCTGTTTATCGGTTAAGGCTCTCTTGGTCATTATTACTTGTCCTCTTCCCATGCTTCGTTAACGTCAGGTGTGGAAGTGTCATCTGCCTTGAAGTGTCCGTCCTCGTCACGAGCACGCTTCTTCTTCACTTCTACCTTCTTCACTGGCTTCTTCGCAGCTGCCTCAGCTTCTGCACGTTCACAGTTGCAGATGGCGACCATCAGGTCATTGTCCTTACAGTCGAACTCACCATAGGGGTTCATACTTGCAACAACGTCACCACGTTCAGTTACGATCTGGTCCGCTGTGAAGAAGTAACCCTTCTTGTTGAGCTCTTTCTCATGTTCTTTAAACATCATCATTTCTTGTACTTCCTTTGTGCAGGTGGGGTAGAGGCTCCAACCCTTTTGCTATACTTCTTAGCATCTGCCTTACGGGAGAAGCTACGGTTAGCTGACTTAGGTTTAGCCTTCAGGTTATTGGAGGAGTTATCACGGGGGTTACGGTTCTTATGGTCGACATCTTTACCGTCCCCTTTAGAGACAGCCCCTGTCTTCTCCAGCTTACGGCGAGCAGCCTTACGTGAGGCATTAGCTGCTAGGTTGGACTTAGAAGACTTGAGCTGGAGCTCACGTTCCCTCTTGTAGTCTCTCCCCTTATCTGTCATACTATCAGTCCTCAAACAAACAGATGGAGGTGATTACGGTACCGTTGTATAGTTTGAACCGAGTGGTAACAGACGCGGGGTCCATATTCCAACACCCAAAACACCCACCACATGGTTCTTTCTTATTAATCCAACAGCCCATTACTTACCACCTTTCTTAAAGTTATCTATCATCTTCTCGCCACTACGTCCTACGATGTAACCACCAACACCAAGTGTTAGAAGGTTCCAGAGCTGATCAGGTAGCTCAAGGAGGTTGTCCATAATACTTGGGTACCCAATGGCGACGAGAGGGAACACAAGGTAGTTCACAGCGATGATACAGATAGCGACCATCATAAGGAGAGGACGCCAGGACGCTGTAATCCAGCTGTTTGACTTAGCCTCTGCAAGGATGATCTCACCTCTCACCTTTTCCAGTGAGTCTGTGTG